GCTTATCCTTGTCCCATTCACCTTGGATTTTGTTCAGCGCAACATTGAGCGCCTTCTCCCGCTGATCGTCCAGCTCCACGATGACACAGTCCACTTCGGTGTGACCCATGTCTTTCAGAACCTGCAATCGCTGGTGACCGCCCACCACATTACCGGTCTTGCGGTTCCAGATCACCGGTTCCACATAGCCAAACTCTGTAATGCTGCGCTTCAGCTTTTCGTATTCCGCATCGCCGGGTTTCAGCTGCTTTCTAGGGTTATACGCTGCGGCCTTCAGTCGGTCAACGTTTACCTTTTGAATTTCCATATTTCCTCCTATGTGCGGTATTCCTCGAAGGTCTTACACTTGCGGAATACAAATTTATTATTGACCCATCGCTGCAGATGCCGTATTTCGACTGGCGCATGGGGTTTGTCATAGACCATGACATACGGATCATAGCCCAAGTCCCGCACCGTATAGATGCGATGCAGGTTCTCTTCCATGGTAGAATTGAAATTGACCAGAATGTATACCATTTTGCCGCTGTCTGCCTTGCGCCTGTATGCAGCAGCAAAGCGTCGGAAGTATTCTGTCAAATCCTGCTGGGGGTTATCCCATGCAAAGTGAATGCGTTTTACCCGCATCCTGCCCAGCTTGTCAGCGATCTCTTCATTGGTCAGCCGTATATCGAAACCTTGATTGATGTTCACCATGGCGCGGCTGTCGATCAGCTGATCCAGCAGTTCCATCCGATCCTTGCATGCCAACAAATTTGGGTCGAGCAATTCAATATGGGGCTGGCCATTCCAGAATTCTGAGAGGTCTGCCACCTTCCGGCTCTGCAAACCTTCCTTATCGCCAACAATGCAAAACGCGCAGTGCCGGGGGCAACCACGCGTCAAAAATCCGTATGCTGTATTCGTGATCCCATACAAGGAATAATCTGGCATCATATGTTCCACTGCATCCGGCAGTCTGTTCTCCAGACAATAACCGGTGCCGCCTTTGATTACCTGTGTCGCATTTGGAATAAAATCAATATCTTTGCTGTAGGTGTCATCGAAAACCTTCGACTGGAATACGATGTCATAATGGCACTCTGGATTGTACCACTCTACCCGATCGCCCTGCTGGCGATGGAAGGCAGATAGCTTCATAAGACAGAGGTTCGGAAAATTGTGGCTGTCCACATCGATCAGTCCTATCCGCATTCGTCCTCCTAACCCAGCAGCCGTTCCATGAGATCATCGTTGGGATTGCTGCCGCCCAGCGGTGTTTCGCAATTCTCTTTGACGATCTGATAAATCTGCATCCACAAAACATTTGCCTGCTTCAAAAAGCTAAGACCCATGGAAACATAAGGGCTGGCGATGGGCATCTGGGTTGTCGGATGCTTGGCAAGCAGGCCGTACTGATTGATGCCTTCCTCGCACTGGATCCATCGCGTCATATATAGCGCATACTGTTCAATCAATTCCTTTTTGACCAGTTTGGCACAACCACGATCGTTGAGCCATTTCCATGTATCTTCATAAATCTGCGGAGCCAGATTCTGATGGCTGTTCTTTGTGACTTGCTGCAGATATTCCGCGATGGGCGGCATATCTTCACCGGTCAAGCCGCTGTCCTTCATCCCGAATTGGATTTTGGTTAATGGAGCCTTGCCGGGATTCCCGTCCACCAGCTTTTCCGACAATGCTTTTTTCTTCCGGCCTGCGCCGGGACGAGCGCCGCCGTGACCGTTGGCCATCTGCCGCACCTCCTTTTCAAGTTGATTTCCCGAAAATCTTGAAAACGGGGGTCAATACCCCACTTGATTTCCCGATTTTTCGCGTGTGACCCCACGCCCGTTTTGGCGCAGAAGCCTGTAGAGATTTGACTCCCCCTACCGGGGACGCTTACCGAAGCGGCTTCCTTCCTTGATGGACTTGGCACTGTGGCAGCTCCAGCATAGGCTTTGTAGGTTATCCATATCCAATGCCCGTCCACCGAATCTGATCGGCACGATATGGTCAACCATTCTGGCGGGTGTGTGCCTTCCTTGCCGAGCGCATTCTTCACACAGAGGATTCCTGCTGAGTTTGGCTGCCCGCAGCTTTCGCCACCGATCTGAAGAATAGAACCGACTGGCATCTCTGTCCCTGTAACGGGTATTATACTCATGGTCAATGACTGTCTGGTGCTTCTCACAGTATGCGCCATCACACAATGCTGGGCAACCGGGGTATCTACATGGTGTTTTAGGTTTCCTTGGCATGTGTCAGTCCTTTCTCTTATGGAACAGTTCGCGCAGCTTATACTTGAGGATGTACCAGACCTGCTCTGCATAGCTGATCTTCCTGTATCCCATAATTCCTCCATAGAAAAAGCCCCTGCAAGGATTTCCCCTGCAGAGGCCGTTCCGTATATTACCATGATAACAGTATAACACGTTCTTTTATAAAAGTCGTCCGCGAAATCTTGCATCATTTTCCATACAAAAGCAGCGCCAGATGCTGAATTGCACGGTTCTTCCTACTATATACCGAAGTACGTTCAATATGGAAATGGTCACATACATCATAAACAGCATCTGTTTGACGCTCATCGCTACACCAACAAAGCGTTTTCAGCACATATTGTTCGTCTTCTGACAAAGCATCCCATGCTGGCTGGAACCAATTCATATATTCCACCGCCTGCCGGTAACGTTCTTTCAAAACATCGATCTGATCGATGGCTTTAATGATACGATTTTCATTTCCCTGTGGATTAGAACCAGATCTGAGTGTGTCAGAGAAGCTGAGGCTTCCAAGGGAATTCATACGATCACTGACACTTGCAATCTCTTCGTCGGTGTGGTCAATGATGTACTGCATGCTGTTATAGTCCTTTAAGGCATTTTCTGCCGCCTTTCTTTTATCTAAATACTGCCAAATGATATTCATAGCAGATACCTCCAATAATAGGATTTTTCTTTGAGGCATTACTGCATTATTGCGTTATTTTTTCTTTTTATATTGCTTGCATTATTTCTTTGACTTCATCGACCGATCTTACCACAGCGGCCACACCGCCTGCTCTTCTGATCAGTTCGATGGTTGCTGCTTGCAGGCGGGTTGGCTGGTTTCTGCCAACCTTGGCCTCCAGCGCAATAAACTTACCCTTGTGACAGACGATGATATCGGGAATGCCTGCGGTGCCATACTGGCAACCATGCTCTTTCCAGTAGAAGCAGCCGGGGATGGTCGCAAGGTATTTCCGTATGTTCAGTATCAGCTGTGATTCCTTCATTTTTGTTTCCCCCTGTTACCCCCTTCAATAAAAGCCATTGAAAGGGTACTTGGAAACTGACCTTCTTACGTTTACTGATTTTATTTCATATAAAGTCGCGTATGAAAAGATATAAGGAAAAGTTATACGAAAATCCGTCAGCAAATTTCAGAAGGTCAGTCTGGCTTATAATCTGGATGCTTCTCCGGCGAGGCAGAATCCGTACCACTCCTGCCCACCAGAACTGCTGCTCTTCCGCTTCTCAAAGTTACGTTCCAGCAGCTTCTGGCTGAATGGTTTCTGGGTCAGCTCATATTCACCGTTGTCAGCGCACCATTCCTTGTACTTTGCACGAAGCATCTTATTGGTAACACGCGCACCTTCCCGCACCACGCAGCATTCATCAAAGAAATGGGAGAACGAATCCATTTCCTCTCTGTATTCACGAGTTGCTGCTGAAACAATATCAGGTGCCTGAATTCCTTCCATCTGCCACTGCAGGCAGCCCTGCACTGCCCATGCCAGAATACCGGGAAGCTCTGTTGCCATGATCTTCGCGGGGAAGTTCTTGTCCCGCTCCTGCTCTGTGAAGGTATTCTTAAATTCCATGATTTTGATGCGCCGCCAGATGGAGTTGGTCGTATCGCGGATGTCGGGTTTATGGTTGACTGCCAAGAAGACCTTGAACTGGGGGATGTACTCAAAGAACTCACCATACAGGAACCGGGTCACCAGCTTATCGCCACCAGTCATGGATTTGATCAGCGATTCTGCCATGCGCTTTCCTTCCTCCATCTCAATGG